ATGCCCACCGACAACACAAAAGAACCCACCACAGTCGGCAAGACCTGCTTCTACCAAGGCGAAAACAACACCCACCCGCTGTTCCGCATCGAACCCGGCATCCCCTGCCAGGACGCCCGCGAACAGGCCTCCGAACTGATGGGTTACGTGCGCGACCTGATCATCACCGGCCTGATGGACGGCGACCAGAAACTGATCTGGGCCTCGCATTACCTGAGCGCGATGGCCAAGGCGCTGTTGGATGATGCTGAGTTGGGGATGATGAAAAAGTAAGTACGAGGAAGCCCTGGAAACGCAAAATATCCCGGGGCTTCACCGGTCGCATCATGTCGCAAGCGCACCTAAGCGAGCCCCCACGCTGACAGCTGGAGTGCGACATTCTCTACCGCCATGTAGTCCATTTCCCAAACGCTCAGCAAACCCGCGCTATCCGTTGCCAGCGCTCCGCTCGCGCCCTAGCCTCATCACGTCACGGCCAAACCAAGCGCCGACGATGGGAGGCGAACATCGCTGCAGGCGTATGCACCCGTTGCGTAATGGGCAACCCACTCCGTTTATAGAGCCGCAGGCCCACTCGGCCGCTCACTCAAACGAGCAAAGGAAATTTTTGATGCTTTACGAGGTAAAAAATGATGAGCAAAAAAATTTCGCTGCAAGACATGCCAATCCTTGATCTGGATTTGAGCAAAACAAAACGCTTCGAGGCCTCCCGGTTTCTCGACAGCCCGGAAACCATCGCGGCATTTCTGGCAGAAGCAATGAAGGCTAATGACGCTCAGCCCCTGATGCATGCATTGGGTGAAGTGGCAAAAGCCAAGGGCGTGAATCAGTTTGCGCAAGACGCAGGGGTCAATCGAGAGTCTCTTTATAAAACGCTGAAGGGCGGAGAAAAGACCCGTTTCACTACTATTCAAAAACTGATGGTTGCCTTAGGCGTAGAGCTCACAGTCAGGCCGCTCGAGAAGCTTCCGGGCTCTTGATTTAACCGCTCGGGCAATTAGCATGCTGGCTGTAAATCTTTGCCTTCCATAACGAAAAAGCCCCCGGGAGCTTTCGCTTCCAGGGGCTTGATCTTGTATGGCGGAGAGATAGGGATTTGAACCCTAGGTACTGTTGCCAGTACAACGGATTTCGAATCCGTTTTCGGCTTCATATTTTTTTGATAGATTTTCGTAAAACTAAATAAAATCAGCCACTTAAACACAGCAAGACACAGCAGCATTCCACACCATTGGGGGGATCGATTCCCCCAAAATTCCCCCAGGCTCCATGATAAATTCCACTGGCAACCATGCTTAGCCAGTCGAGCAAGCGTCCCAAGCCCAAAGGAGAAAAGATGTCCCTTCCGAATGCAGTATGGAGCACGATCAGATCTGACATGCACGCGGTAACTGCCCTGCTCCATAACGGCTGCACCACGCACGCCCTGTCGCTGGTATTCATCTCCATCGACAAAATGGCATGGCTTTCAAGCGCCAAGGTTGACCACGACCGCAATGACTTCATCGCGTGGGTGGAAAAATATTTCTTGCCAGGTTACCCGATTCAGCTTAATGCACTGGACCTATACGCAGCCCGGTGCGGGCTTCTACATACGGGGTCCGCAGAATCAAAACTATTCCGGGATGGTAAAGCTAAGCAGATTTTCTACTCGACCGGCGCGCGGAGATCTGATGCGGAAGTCGAGGCTGAGATCCACGCGAAGCTGCCAAAGCTGGGGCTAACGCCAGACGAGGTCGTTGTACTTCAGTGCATTGACCTAACCGATCAGTGGAGCACTGCTATGGAGCGCTTCACTCAGGCCATCGAAGCGGACTCCGCACTCCAGGCTCATACTAAGCAAAGAGCCGATCTTCAGCTCGCCATGTTCCCAGCGGGATAACTTCATCTACAGGCAATGTTGGCTGCTATCAGCTGACGCTCGAAGCCAATCCGCTGTCGACGCTCAGCTAGCAGCGCCCGCACCTTCACCTCTAGGCTGTCGGTCTTGCGCAGGCCGGCAGCCGCCCAGATCGGAACAGCCACCTCCGGTGCGCGACACGGCACCTGCACCGGAACCTCGACGCGCACGTACTGCACCTGCGGCGCTAGCTTACCTGCGCACCCGGCAAGGCCCAGGGTCAGCGCCAGCCCGCTCCTGCAGGCAAGACCATGGATTACGCGGTTTGCAGATCGAAACCACCCTATTCCGCTCCTGCAGGTGAGCGGTTTCAGCACCAGCCTCATAGGCCCAGCTCCTTGTCGATGATCGAGATGGCAGCCGTGCATTGGTCGCCGCCGGTGCGCTCCTGCTGCAGGCGATTTGCCGCCGCATAGTCGCCTTGGGCGCTGGCTTTCGCCCCGGCTACTGCTTGCTCTGACCTGGTCTTGCGCGCGTTCGCGGCCAGGGTTAGTTCACCCAAGGCCTTGCCCTGCTCTTGCGCCAGGCCTGAAAGGTTATCGCGCGCCGCAATGCACGCCGCCCCCTGGTCCTGCTCGGCGTCGAGCAGCGGCCGGAAGTGACTGGCCGTGGCCCAGGTGCCAGCACCTATACCCAGCAGGATCAGCAGGCCGGCGCCAGCGGCCCGCAGCAACCACGCATTCACGCCAGCGCCCTCCGCACCCCTTCATCGATGACCGCTGGCGTGTAAGGGTTGCCGCCGTTCTCATGGACGATGATGCCCACCACAACCTCGCGCAGTACCTGCGGCTTGGAAATGTCGATGGAGTCGCGCACCCCGACCCCGAGCCGCTTGGCGATGGCCTGCGCATAGGCCAGGGTGTTGTTCTCGCTGGCAGGCGCCCAGCGGCTGATGAACTCCAGCGGTGTATCGATGCCCGGACGGCCTGCGCCGGGCATGCCGTCCTTGCCCCGGTAGTTGAGCAGTAGCTTGGCCAAGGCCCGGATGCCGTTCTCGGCTTGGTCAAAGCGGGCGAAGCGCGGCTTGGCCACGCCCACCTCCACGCCAAGCTGACCCTGCCAAGCGTTCCGTGGATTGAAATCGATGTTGCCGGGGTTTTTATTGCGGACACCGCGCGGTGTAGACATGATCTCTCCAGACGAAAAAAGCCCGCACAAGGCGGGCTGCATGAATTTCAGGCACAAAAAAACCGCTCAAGGCGGTCGTTTGGTGTCAGTAGGGATTAGGCAATGCTGTAGTAGGCCTTCAACGCCGCGACCAGGTCAGAAAGCTGGGCTTTGCCCAGATCCGACTTCAGCAGGGAGTCGCTGAAGGTGTAGAGATCGCCGAACTTGGAGTTCAGCAGAGCGTTTCCAAGGTGATAGCCCACCTCCAGGTACGAAGACGAGGCGTAACCGGCAGGAGTCGGCTTCAGTACGGCGGCAAACGTAACCGCCTGATTGACGGCGATCGAAAGGATCCTGCTGTCATTGTTGAAGTCGACGGTGACAACGTTCCAGCCTGCCACAGCGCCAGCGCCATCGGCCCCTGGGGTTGAGGTCTGCGGCGAAAACGAGCTGAACTTGTCTGCACGGCTTACAGGCGATGCATATGCCTGGCCGTAGTAACGGAGCGAGGCCGTGATATATGCGTCCGCTGCGTCGAACCCAGCCAGAAAGTTGATGGCAGAGCTCCCGGCAATGTCCGTTGCGCCCAGATAAACAGCCGTTACGTAGGTAAACGAATTGGTCAAACTACCTGCCGGTAGCGCCAGTCCTGCGGATCCGGAAGCTGTCAGACCCAACGCCGAGCGTCCTGCCAGACTGGTTACCCCAAGCAATGCCTGCCCAGTCCCCTTTGGCGTCAGGTTTGCTCCGGTATTTCGACAGCGACCTACCACGCCGCCGCCAGGTGCGGCGGTCAGCGAACGGGCGCTGACCACATGTTTGAGGGATACCACCTTCGAAGCTGCAATGTCCGCGGCGTTCATGTTGATGCGCGGAGCACCTGCCGATGCAGCCGCAGTGACCCCAGGAAGAACGATTACTTGGCCAGCCATTCAAGGCCTCCTTTGCAAAATAGATGTTTCGGCTTAAGCGACGGCGATGCGCTGGTGGCACGCCCAGTTGAATAGCGGTTGGCCATACCCGTCGAGATCTGGGCTGCTGTCTCGCAGACAGGTCCGTGCGCCCGTAGTAGGCCCGGCGGGCTCACCTACCGTACCGAGATCGCCAATACCTACCTGCTGGTTGGTTCCGGTCGGAACCGCGCTCAAGGTCAGTTCAACGACATTTCCGCCGAGCAATGCCACAGAGGTCACGGTTGCAGAGGAAGTGCTGTCGATCCACCGAATCCCCAGGTTGCCCGGGTCGGTGACGTTCTTCTTGTCGACGACAAGCGGCCCGAACGGAGTATGGAAACGCAGCGTCACTTTCTGTCCGGACCGAACCGCTGAAATGCAGTGGGTTGGCAACCAGGACTGTCCGTTGATGATTGCTTGTGCAGCTCGCGCGTGCATGCAGCCGAGTCGCATCGATGATGCAAAAGTGAGGTGAACACCGTCATCAAGGGTTTGCAGCCAGTACTTCGGCCCCGCACAAACGAACTTTTCCGGGTAGGTGAGCGCAGCCTGAAGCTGGTCCTGGACGACGTTGCTCTGGCTTTGGAAGCCTGCTCTGGTCCAGTTGCTGACTTGGTCTAGCAACAAAGGAATTGCGCCAGGTTGGGCGCTGACAGCCTTGATGTCAGCCTCGTAATCGCTCTGCAACTGGAGCAGCTTTGCAAGGTAGACACCGGGGCCCAAGGCGTAGTCCGCCTCACCATGAATCCAGTCAACGAACGGCACACGATAGCTGTAACCCTTAGCGGTGCACTCGGCTTTCGCGGCAGTCACTGCGGTCATGCTGTTTGTATAGGGAAGCGTACCCTTAGCCAGCTGATCCAGCGTGAATCCACCACGCCCATGGTTGGAGGCCAGCACGCCGGCCCCACTTGGAAGCGCTCGGACGCGGTTCAACTGCGCCGAAAGCTGCACAACCGGCACCTCTCTATCCTTGGATACCAGAGGCTTGAACGGCGCGACCATCGCTTCGGTCAGGGTGCCATCCTGGTTTGAAAGAACCACCCCATCCTGAAGAGTGAATAGACGATTGGCCGTGGGTGGTTGGAGCGTGGTCACCGGAACGCTGCCGCTGCCCGTCGAGAGGGACTGCCCAGAACTGACAATGTGGAGGATCTCGGTCACGAAAGAAGCAACACTTCCGGATATAGGCAAATCCACAGTGACGGAGGCGACCGGCCCATAGCGGCGCATGTAGCTGATTCGGCCATTCGAGACCTGAGGCGAAAGGTTATCGCCACTCGAGGTGACCTGATATGGCACGCCATCGACAAGCACCCAAATGTCTTGGCCACCCACCGGGCCCTCAGCGAAGGCGACGGCCTGCGTGCTTCCCTGACCATTGACAACAACTTCACCAGACCACTTGATGCCAAGCAGTACCACGCCGTTCTCATCAGCTACAGCCCACGCGTAGTCGCCGATCAGGTCTAGGCCTGGCAGCTTGTCGAGGATGGCGTGCACGGCACCGTTATTTTTTACGCCGAGGATTGCCCGGAAGTATTGGTCGAGGATTGCCCAGGGCATCTCTTGATCAAGCGATCGAGGAAGCGCCAGCGCGTAGGCACTTTCGGCGAGGTCGCCGGCATTTTGGGTAGCTTTAGCATTGGGGTAGGTATCCACATAAACCGCAGATCCTGCCTCGTTGCGATACACGGCAATGTATTCATCCTGAGCGCTTGATAGCACGCTGAAATTCGTGCCCTCTACAGTGCCAAGCAGCCCCAGCTCAACTGAGGCGTAGGGCATTGCCCCGCCCAGCAGCGTGGCAAGGTTGGTCATCACCATTGCATTTGTCGGCCGAAATACCCCAGGGGAAACCTCCAGCATTTTCACTTCGGGCGACAGCAGCAACTCGTTGGTCTTGTCGATCGTTTCAGTCAAGCGCGCGAGATCTTCTGCTCCGCTCATGTTTACTCCAGGCGAAAAAAAGCCCACCGAAGTGGGCAGGTAATTAGGTGACCGGGGCGCCAGGCCATGATCGGGTATACCAGCGCTCAAGTAGGGCGCGCAGCTGGGCGGTCATTACCGTGATCGGCATGCCGGCCAGCAGAGTAGTGAATTCAGCCTCGTCCACCACTGGCAGCTCAAAAAGCTCAAGCTCTGCGGTGTAGCGCCACAAGTCGACGCCCACCAGCTCAGGCCCTTGGTAAATGTCGGTGAACCTAGCCCGTGTCGGCTTAATTCCAAGCGGGCTTTTGATCGGGCAGAGGAACCAGTCCGCATACCCGATCCCCCACTTGCACCAGCCCTCGAACAGCTGAGCCTGTTTAGCGGTAAGCAGCCACGAAACGCTGACCATCGTTGGAACACTGCGAAAACGCCGGCGCTGCATGGCCCGGCCGCTGGCCATCGTCGTCCTGACAATCGGGCTTACCGGTGAGAAGCCGTAGCCTTCGCGCAACGGCAACGGGAGGCCGTCAGGAATAGAGAGCATCAGGTAAATCCCCGTGGTGGAGCAAAGTTGTCGTCATCGGCGTACACGCGCACGTCGTAATTCACGGCCTCAACATCGGTCGTGAAATCCTTCGGAGCGATCGAGCCAATCAGGATTGGGTAGCACCACCTGGTGGTTGTGCCGAATAGCAGGTATGGCGGCTCGATGTCCCAGCTCAAATCCGGCTCAAAGTCCAAACCGGGCACCGTCAGCCGCGTGTCATCGACTCGCGTGGCTGGCCATGGTCCGCTGAGCGTGCCGTCCGGCTTGCGCAAACCAACAACGTGGCCGGCGCCTTCCTCCCAAATGAGCGGTTCCGAGCTCTCCAGCAAGGTCAGGCTGTTGCCTACCTGGAAATCGACGAGGACAGAGCTCTGACCGTAACCAGGGATATCGTCAGCGGCAGCGCAGTAGCTCTTGTACCGGCTGTTCATCGCCGATAGTTCTGTGGTGAAGCTGTACCCATAGCGCTGGTACTTGTAGCGGCGGCGTTGTCGGATGCCGATCCGCCAGGCCCTATCCCTGTTGATCACCCCTTGCAGCGTGATCTTTTCCGTTTTGGCCCCTGCGTCACCGGACAGCCGACACTTGACCGTCTCTTTCTGCCAGGTGCTTTCATCGACGTACTCGACATCGACGCCGTCGTAGTCGTCTGGCCTGACCGTGGTGAACTTGCGCGTCAGGTTGCCGATGATGTTCTGCGGGGTGTACATGTGCTCGAACACTGAGCGCGGCTCGTCACGCACGGGGCGAATCAGGCCGCGATCAATGGTCAGCTCGGCAAACCCCGCCATCAGGGCGTTGTTCAGCGCCTCAAGCACGGTTTCCTGGCCAGTCACCGCAAGGTCAAAATAGTCCCCGCGAGCCTTCCAGATGGCATCAAGTCGATCCAGCTCTGCCAGATCAAGGTCATCGTCCGTATAGCCAATCGTGCGCGCCACGTGCGCCACCCACGGCACAATGTCCCGAGTGGGCGTTTCCACGGCCCAGGCTCCACCACTGCGCACCGGCAGCACCCGGGTGGGCCGGACAGAAACCATGGTCTCGGACTGGGCCGAAAGGCGGTTGCTGCCCTTGACGTAGACCACCATGACCGTGACGCCTTCGTAACGGCGCGGGACGCGCTCAATGCGCCCGCGCAGGCCGTACCACTGCACCCGGTCCTGCTTGTTCGATGTCGTCGATTCCTCGCCAATCCGGCGCACGCGCACCTCCGGCCGCATGGCTGCCGGGATGGAGATCTTCCGGGTGAAACCCATCTGGTCGGGCGACATGGCGGTGTAGGTCGACGTGACCGAAGTCCAGGCACCGGCGGTTGTAATGTCGCGATACTGGATCTCGACCTTGACGCTCACCTGCCGCTGGTTACCGTTCTTCTCGGTGTAGCGGATCATGCCCTGCGGGAAGAAGAAGTCGATTTCCAGGCGGCGGGTCACCTCGCCCTCTGGCACTACCGCGAATGGTCCCGACCAGTCACCCTCGGTGGTGGACCCGTCGAGCACGATGTTGACATCGCTGGTCTGCAGCGCGTCGAATCCCTCCCAGTCTTCATCCTCGGCACCGGTATCCGTCAGGCGGGAAAGCGTGATGGCCGATGGGCCGTGGCTTTCATCCGCCTCGGTGTCGTCGTCATCCTCTTCCGCGTCATCGGACACGGCCGTGATCCTGTAGCGCAGGCCGCGATAACCAATCGACGACAGCAGATCACCCACTTGCAGGCCGATCGCCGGCGCGCCGCCGTCATAGGCCAGGGTCATCTTGGCGAACTGACCGTCTACTGCAGCCTCTGACTTCACGCCGGTCGCGAACGCCGGCGACACCCCGAACACATCGTCGGTCGAGCCGCTCAGGGCAAGAGCAGTGCCGGTGAAGGGAGCGGCCTGCTCGGCGATGCGCAGTCGTCCGCTGGAGGCACTGGCCACCAAAGCGGTACCGGCCAGCGCCGTATTCACGGCGGAGACAAGGCCGGCCAAGTTTGTGGTGGCCGTATTCAGGGTCACAGGGAAATCACTGGTGCCCCGCGACACCGTGAAGCTCACGGGCGACACATCGAAATTGAAGCGGCTTGGCGCAGCACTGCCCGTCACCATGGACGGAGAGCCAGGCACTTCAGGCGTAGCAGGCACCTCCGGGGCGTAGGTGGCCACCACGTATTCACCGGCGTTGGCTCCGGCCAGCTCAACCTTCATCCCGACAAACGCCCCCAGCATCGGGAGGTGCTTGCCGCTGATGACCGTGGCGCTGCCGTCCGCCGGCGCGGTGAAGGTGTACGGGTACAGCATCTCTACCCTGGCGATCATCCCGGCATCCCAGCCGAACGGGAACCATCCGGCGCCCTCCGGAACGGTCAGGACGAAACCGGAAGCAACCACCGAGTTGCCGGTGAACTGTTGCTGCACCGCGATGGTGGTCGTCAGCGTGAGGCCGGCGCTGCCGGTATTGGTCGAGCCCACTTCGGTCGAGCTGTGCCACCACTGCGCTGCGGTTTCGGCAGACAGATCCTCGCCTGGGCCAAAAATCTTGTAGCTGGCCGTCGAGCCCAGCGATGCGATGGTGGTGTCACCCACCATGACGTTGCCCGGTAGGACCTGGTACTTTCCCTTGCCAATGCACAGCAGAAGCTCCGTCCACTGCTCGGTTGGCTCGCCAAAGTAGCGGTGAGCGGGCACCAGATAGTCGGGATAGCGCTTCGGGGAGCCTGCCAGCTCAGGAATGGTATCGTTCAGCGCGGCCTGGTTGCCCTTCACCGTCGACAGGTTCAGCTCCCGCGAGGTGCGGTTCTGCATGTTCGGCGTGGCCGGCTTCACCGGGTCGAACGGGTTGCCCAGGCCAAACAGCTTGGCCAGCGGTCCAGGCTTGAAGATGGTCTTGAGAGAACTGCCCTTCGGCTCGATGTAGATCGACACCTGGTCGTCGGGGCCGATCTCGGTTTCGCTCCAAGTCGCAGGCGCGACCATCTCACCGTTGCGCATGATGCTGATCGGCGGCACTGGCCGAGGCTCGTAGCTGCGGACCTTGGCCTTCAGCCAGGACTCAATTGTCGTGGCCTGCTCCAGCGGATAGCGCTCAAGCGCTCCGCCCTCAAGTTTGCTCGGAAAGATCTCGATCACGATGGTATTTCACTCTCGGATATGACCGCTCGAAGTCGATCAGGCGCATGTTGGTCACCCCGGCAATCGGGTTGATCTCGAAGACCCGCAGCTCGCCGTCAATCGGGACCACGACGCCGACGTGCGTGCATAGCCCGCCATGGATCACTGCAGCGATAGCCCCAGACACGGGCGGGCCTATTGGCATCAGGTCGGAGTACTGGGCGTAAGCCTTGGCGGAGGAACGGAGGTCGCGGCGGTCGATCGGGCCGAATGCCGGCAGCGGAGGCAGGCCCAGCACCTCCTCACGGATAGCCAGGACCAGGCCCCAGCAGTCGAGCAGATATCGGCCGCCCACGACCTCGCCCCGCGCCCCGTCTTCATAGGTCGCGGTGAAATATTTGTCGTACATGGGATTAGAGGTAAGTCAGCCCTGGGGCAAAGTCGGTGGTGTATCGGTCCCTGTTCCACATCATGTTGATCAGGTCGTAGTAGCCGGCCTCGACTTGGACAGTGGGCCCATCCATAGTCCCGCCGAACAAGGTCATGCGGTATGGTCGATCAGCAGGCTCGCCGGGAATGCTGGCAAGGTACTCGCGGTAAACCAGGGTGACCCTTGCCTCGGCGGCAAGTGAGGCGTCCAGCAGCTGCTGGGCCTCACCAGTCACGTTGTCAATCACGAAGGTCAGCGTCTGCGCGCCGGAGTTGTCCTTGGCCGGCAGGGCCACATCAATGGACGAAGCCAGGAACGTGACCGTTTTGCCTGCCTCAGTTGTCGCGCGGAAATCCTCGTAGTCCTGCACCAGGTACAGCGCCTTGTCCCAGGCATGGCACGAAATTTCCAGCGTGGGGACGATGATGTCGCCGCCCGAGGCATAAACGACTTCGAGCGCTGTCATTTCGGGACCCTCCGGGTTCCGTAGGTCCCCTCAACCGCCTTCGAATACCGGCCATTCCGGCCGAGGCTAGAGTTAAAGTCCGCCGCCACAGCATCAAGGATCAACGTCATAGTGGCGCCGTCCATCTGCATCCGCGCGGTTGCAGGCTGCCCGTTGTTGATGATCTTCACATCACGAACACCGCCTCCCCCGCCGCTGTTCTTCGCAACATCATCCAACGTTCGGTCAAGCTTGGCGCTGGTCTCAGCGGTGGTTACACGCTCGCCCTTCTTCAAGTTCCAGGTACCGTCGGCAGGCACATAATCGATACCGTCGTGCGCCTGCCCGTCGAGCGAAGCGCCAACAGCTGACATCAGCACCCCAGCAGCGCCAGCGGCGGCGATCGCAGCACCAGGTGCAATGGCCGGGCCTACGAAGGGAACACCGATCATGGAAACGAATGCGTTCAGAGCAGCCATAGCCACCTGTGCTGCGGCGAAGGACAGCAGCGCGTTGCCCATGGATTGAATGAACGTTGAAGCGAAACCCTTGATATCGAGCTTGCCGGTCTCAGCCCACTCGGTGACAGCATCCGTCAGGTTGGCCAGGGTATCGGCGCCAACCTGCTGCATGCTGCCATAAAGGTCCATCGCCGCTTCGGCCTGTGTGGCAAAGCCGCTGATGAAGCCGGCGGTGCCGTTCTGCTGAAGTTTGTCGATGTCCTCGTAGTACTTCTCCTGCATGGCCCGGCGTTCTTCCAGGGCCTTGTTGAGGATTTCCGTTTCGCGCTCGTAGGCTGAATCGGAAACGTCGCCGGCCTCATGGCGCTGCCGCAAGTCCTCAAGCTGGTCTTGGTAGTCCTGCTCGATCGCCAGCATGTCCAGGGCGCGCTGCTTCATCTCGTCGCTGCTGTAGGCGTTCAGCAACGGCGCGTCCAGGGCGCGCTGGTCAATGTCCAGCTGCCGCTTCACGCTCGCGCCAAACTCGCTGACCGCCTTGTCATCCTCCTTGGCCTGCTTCAGCTTTTTCAGTTGATCGAGCTCGGCAGCCAGGCCCTTCAGGCGCTCCTGCTGCTTGGCGCTGAGCCCCGTGAGGTTTCCAGACTCCAGTTCAAACTGAAGCTTGGCGACCTCAGTGGCCTCCTTGCGCTTGTCGGTCTCGGTGTTGATGAGCGCGATCTGACGCTTGTAGCCTTCCTCGGCGGTGTCGAACTGTCCTTGCAGCTTTTTGGCGGCCGCTTCGGCTGCTTTAGCGGCGGCCTGCTGATCTGTCGTAGGGGCAATGAAGCTGCCAGCTTGACCTTCGCGCAGCCGCTCTAGTAGGTCAGCCAGTTCCTTGACTTGATTCTTTGGGCCGTCCCCGGGGGGCTTGTCGATGCCGTCCCAGAGCTCTCCGTACATGTCGATCAAGCCTTTAATATCTGACTTGGACTTGTTGAAGCTGTCTCCAATGGCGCCAAAATTTTTGAAGGCGTTGTAGACCCTAACTGGCGGCAGGTAACGGTCATACCATTTGGCGTCCTGACCGCCGACCATTGCGTTATCTAGGTCGCGCAGCCCCTTCACACTTTGCAAAAATATATGCAGTCCACCAGCGCTAGCGATAGCCATCTTGCCAAGCACCTTGACGCTCTCGGCCAAGTCGTCGGCGACCTTTTTGACGATCACGCCATCCTCTGTCACCTCGGTGAGCTTGCCGGCGAAGCTGGAAAGCATGGGCAGGAGCGCCTGCTGAATCTTGGTACCAACCCCGCTGATGGCGTTCTCCATCAACCAAGACGCTGCTTTGAGCTCCGTCGCCGATCGAATGGTCTTCTCGTCCATGATCGAACCAGCCGCCTCAGCAGCTTCGCCAAACTTTCTGAACCCTTCGGCGTTATTGCGCAGCAGAGGCAAAAGCAGAGTTGCGTCATTCGCCAGAGACTCCATCTGCTGGGTCATTTCCGCCTGGCTCAGCCCGGCTTTTTCCAGGCTGCTTGCAAACAGTTGCAGGGCTTGTGGGCCCGAAAGGTTTCGGAACTGCTCAGCGGTCACTCCAACTTTCGGCGCAATGGTCTTGAAGAAGTCTTGAAGTTCGCCACCACCATTCAGCAGGAAGTCGCCAACCTTGTCGTTAACGTCCTTCAGGATGTCAGAGAGCTTGTCTTGCTCGACTCCTACAAACTTGGCGCCTGCAGCCATTTTCTGAAAATCGGTGGTGCTGGAATTCGATACAGCTGCCAGCTTGGCCACCTCAGCTGCGGAATTGATCGCGGAAACTGTCATCGTTGCGAGCGCAGTGGCCCCCGCCACGGCTGCCGCACCAACCGCCACTCCGGCAGCTTTGACGTTCTTCTCAACCTCTCGTCGCCATTTAGCGGAGCTGCGCTCCGCCTTGTCCATTCCTGCTACAAATCCACCAACCTGAGCGATGACATCAAGGGTTAGAGTACCCAGGGATCTAGATGCCATTGCTGCCTCCAAAAAAAACCCGCCGGAGCGGGTTTATAAAATCAATATGATCTAAATTTAACCCTAACTGACTTAGAGTAAATCTTCCCAGTTTCAGAATTAACAATACTGACCCCCGCAAGCTTACCGCTTAGGAAGTACCTGTTAACCTCGCCTTCTTTTTTGTTTCTAATAGTCGCCGAAATGTAATGCTTGTAGAAATACAAATAATTAGGAACCGGCTCAATACTTACAGCAAGCTTGATCTTTTCACGCTGCCTCTTAAACTCGTCAGCCGACATATCCAAATCAGCGACCATGCTAACAAAAACCACATGCGGCGATGTTTTTGGGATGGCAGGCGTTACCAAGTAAACCTTGTCACTCTCAAAAGACTCAATTAGCGCTTTGGCACCAAACGAGTTCTGCCCAACGTAATCACCTTTGTGATACTTATCCTCCGGAAGATCTAACGAATAGTAGAAGTTGTTTCGATCAGAAAGCAATTCACCATTCGGACTGAATCCCCAGGATTGAGCATCTTCCATGCTTTTTTCGTACGTCAGAGCTCCAGTCTCGCGATCAAACTTAACATTAAAGTCTTTGACATCAGATAAAACAGAGAAAGCCCCAAGCTTTTCTATGCGCTTCTTGAAATCTGAATTGGTCTCCAGATCTTTTTGAGGTCCGCCGATTTCTTCTATCGCTTTTACCAAACTAGAAGGGCTATCAAAATTTTTGAATGGGCCATTTGCAGCATACGGCCGAAGCTCAACAAACGCCTCGCTTGGTCCGTATCTGTTTGTATTCGCTACCGGCGCACAACCAACCACCACAAGACATAACGAAATGAAACACAAAAGCTTCATAAATCCCTCGCTGGCATGACATCGCCTTCATGGCTTGTCCAACGAGGAATTTAACAAAAAAACTCGTTACGCCCACGAAGCAATGGCATCTTCCAGGGAGATCGGCCCGTCCTCATCCTCATGCTGCGCGAAATCCTTCCAGCTGTAGGGCGCCGGCCGCTTTTGTGGATCACGGTGCAGGTTGGCTGTAAGCGCAGCTAGCATGGCCACCGAGCGCTCTACCCGCATACCAAGATGCAGCGAGCCGCGGCGCCTCCTGTACTTCACCCACGACCGGAATTCTCTCAGGCTCAGGTTTTCTTTGGCCTGCGCGATCGTCGAGCCCCCGATGCCGGAGAGGACGAGTTCGTGCCAGATTTCGTCTCGCTCGGTGAGCTCTTCGTCTTTCCCAGGTCGTTGACTTCCTGAATGGCGAACAGCAGGGCAACGGACAGGGCACCGTCAAGCGAACCCAAGCGCTTGGTGCTCTCCGGGTCCTTTTCCAGCTCAACCGGATCAAGCGGCCCGTGAGTGATGTCCATCGGGCTGCTGAACACCGGGTTGCCGTGCTCGTCGCAGATAGACGCGGCAATACGGCCCGCAATGCTGTCCTGCCTGCCAGTAGCCGAAAGCACGTCGCTCACCGCCGTCTGGTAGCCCATCGGCCGTACGTAGACGGTGGCGGTGTAATCCGTACCATCCTGGCGCCACTTGATTTCCTTTTCCACCGGCCGGCCAGTGAACGAGCCTACGCCCTTGAGCGCGTCGAGTGTCAACTTCATCGGTTACTCCTTGATGACCCAGTTGAGCTTGCCGGAGCGCTGAATGGTCGCTGCAGTGCTCACCGAGGTGTTGCTGGCAAAGTCGAACGGGAAATCTGCGACATAGCCGGCGAACAGGCACCAGGTGCGGGTGGTGGGTAGCTCGAAGTCATCGCCAGCGGCGTTGACCGTGGGTGGGATGTCCTTGCCGTCAGACCAGCCGAGCGCCCAAAGAATGTCCTCATCGTCGTCATCCTGAGACAACTGGAACATGCGAACGTGGCTGGCATTGCGCGGGTCAGCCAAGATGGTGGCCGTCGCCTGGCCAGGGGTGCGCAGCCCCTTCTTGTACTTCCGCTCGGTATCGGCCAAGCAGGTGTCGTCAATCTGGTCTGCCGGCGATCCGCCAGGGTTGAACGCGGTGAGGCATTCAACCTCCATCACGGTCCTTGGGCCTGTGCCACTCAAAGGCCGCACCAAAGCATAGAGCTGAGCGCCCTGGGCTTTCATCGACATGGGTTATCTCCAGTCAGAAATAAAAAAACCCGCACTCGGCGGGCATGGGTCAAATGGGTACTTCAGCGGGAAACCATCCAGTCCACGTCGAAGCTGGCTCGATAATTTTCCGTCTCGGGGTCGCGGCCTTCGACGCCCCACCGGGTGACGTAGGCGTCCAGTTCAACCGCATCACGGATCGCGTCGCGGACCTTTCGGGCAGCATCGCCAGTCGCGGCGTACACATCGACCTGCAGGGTGACGCTATCGAGATCCGGGCGGCCAGCTAGGTAGTTCTCGGGGCTGCCGCTGACGATCTGCCAGACAGCGTATGGCTTGGCCACGCCCTGCTCCGCTTCGCCAAACGAGTAGAGGCGCATGCTCGTCCCAGTGCCTAACAGCGCAGTGACGGTCGGGCTTTGCAGGCAGGCCTGTACAATGGGTGGTGTCATGAGCGTGCCGCCTTCTTCGCTGCGCGCCGAATGGCACGGTCGATTGCCTTCTCGTACTCGGTGACGAAGGTGTTGGTCACCTCGCTGATGCTGTCGGCCAGAGCCGGGCGCATAAACGGCGCGGCCGGCATCTTCTCGGTACCGAACTCGATTAGGCGCCAGTGAGGCGTCGGGGCGTTGGTGCTGAGGTCGCCGCCATCCTTGAGCACAGCGCCGTGCAGCACGCCGATGCGAAAGCCCAGATCGCCGGTGCGCTTGAACAATCGCCCGTTCCAGCGCAACGCGATGTTGTCGGAGATCGATCGGCCAGTGGCCTTATCGTCGATGCGCTCTGCGCCCTCCTTGGCCTTTCGCACCACCACCTGCGCCGCCTTCCTCAGCGCGGCCCGGCCACCCTTGTGGCGGACATCAACGCTCACCGCCGACAGTTTACCCAGCAGGCCATCCAGGCCGAGAATGCTGAACTCAACGCCGTCAGCCATCCTTCACCCCTCTCTCGACCAATATCGTCAGGTAGTCCAGACCGGACTTGGCGTCAGCCAGCGGAGGGCCGACGATGCTGTACACCTCGCCCCGGTAAAGGATGCGCATGGTTGGGAGCACGCCGGGTCGGTACCGGATTACCATCCGGCCCGTGGCCTGGGCCTGGCCGGCCTGAGCCGCGATGAAGTCCCTGGCCGACAGGTCTTCGACACTGGCTGGGCATTTCCCCCAGCGGGTCACCCATTCAGGTTCACCGAACTCCAGGGTTACCGGGTCACGCACCGGTCGCAGTTCCTGAATGTCGATACGGTGCCGTAGCCTACCGGCCTGCATCACACACCCATCCGGATGCGATACGGCATCAGCAGGTGCTGGGACGCCAGCGGCAGTTCTGTGGCGGTGGTCCCTGTGACCACCTCCTCGCGGTTGGCGAACAGGTGGCCAAGCTTGAGCAGGCAGGCTGCTTGAATAGCCGGGTTTAGTACCATGCCATAGGCGATGGCATCGGCCTGGTCGTAGGCATCAGCTAGCGCCTGGCGGGCGTGCTCGAGCAGGCGGCAGCGCAGGGTGTGGTCTTGCTCCGCCTCAGCTGCAGCAACCGCGGCGGCGTTCGCCTCCTTGGCTTGCTGCATGGCTGCCTGAACGCCGGCGCGGGCCTCGTCGAGCGCCACCTGGTCCAGGTAGAAGCGGCGGTTGAGGAACTGCATCGCCGCCTCCTCCGCTGCATTGAGCTGAGCCTGTACCAGCACCTGGTCGTCAGGTTCGGCCAGCAGGTGGTGCATGGCAATGTCGATGGCGATCACGGACATGGATCACTCCTTCGGCTTGGTTGCCGTGCCCTTGCCGCCTTTGTTGGCTGGCTCCGGCGCTTTCTTGTTATCCGGCTCCTGGGCTTTCTTCACGTCGTACTCCTCGATCAGGCCGTTGCGCAGCAAGTCGCGGGCGCGCAGCTCGTCGACGGTGATCTCCGTGTTGCGCTTGGCGTACTGGCCACCGTTGTTGAAGCCCTTGATGGTTTTGACTTTGACGTCTGGCATATGCAGTCACGCCCGGCATCCCGGGCGTGCTCCTGAGCTGGTTACGGGGTGGCTTCGAACTCGCCGTGAACGAACGACTCTGGGCGGTAGACCGCCAGCGCCAGGCGCTCCTCAGCGCGGATGGTCACCATGTTGGTGCGGAAGTTGTCGCCGTCTTCGGTGGATACCTCGACAGCCGCCTCCTCGCGGTCGAACACCTGAGCGGCGATGTTCATCGCACCCACCAAGAACTCACCTTCCGGCACTGCATTGCTGTCCACTACCGGCAGTTTCCACAGGCGCTGTACACCGCCTTCCTGGACGTTCACCCAGATGTAGGAGCCGTTGGCGTCCTTGGTCAGCTCGATGTCCGCCCAGTCGATCGGGTTCAGGGCAATGGCCGAGGCGCGGTACTCGGCGATGCGGACCTGCAGGATCGCGCGGCGCAGAATATCGATCTTGGTGTCGCCGGCTTTGCGCAGGGCGTTGTTGAAGGCGGTTGCCTGCGGGATCAGGCCCAGCAGGTTTTGGCCGGTGCCGTCGCCAGCGAGCAGTTGCTCTTCTTCCTTGTACTTCAGGCCGTAGATCGCGCGGCCGTTGATGTAGCTCTGCAGGAGTGGGATGTCCGAAAGCACCTGCTTGGAAGCGCGGAACCAGTGGGCAATGGTGATGACGTTGGTGGTCTTCAGACCGAAAGACAGATCGGACTGGGCCTTCGCGGCGCCTTCACCCGCCTGGGACGCGGCCATGTTCTGGAAGCCGGTTTCTTGCACGAACTCGACCGCGTTCGAACCGGTACGGCCTGGCATGATCAGGTCGCGGATGGTGAACTCGCGCTCCGGGCCAACCACGATGCCAGGAACGCGGGTCGGCTGGATTGCCGCGCCGACGCCGCCGGTACCAGTGGTAGAGCTGGTGATGTTGGTAACGGCCTTACGGCCGACTCGGACAATGCCGCGACCTCGAGTTTGCAGCGACTTGAAGTCGTCACACTCAGTCAGTTCCTCGCCCGCAGACTTGAAGTCGACCGGGTCATTGGCGGAGAAGCGGCGAGCCATCTTCTGCTCAATCTCCTGCAGGCGGTCCTGCAGGCCCAGGCCATCCTTCACCAGTCCATCGAGGATGGTCTTGGTTTCGGTCAGGATGGTGCCGTGCTCCTTGATCTCGGCAGCCGCCTTGGTGGCGAAAGCTTTGATCTCCTGATCGCGCTCGTCGAGCAGGTCGTTGACCGCTTTCAGCTGGATCTTGTCATCGGCGTGCTCTTTGCGCTGGAACTGGCGATGTTCGGAGCGAGCCTGGTTGCTCATGGCGTTATGCATGGTGATTCCTCAAAACGAAGGGAGGGAAAGAGCCGGGCGCGACTTGAGCGCCTCAGCGATTTCAATTGCTGCCAGGTCGCCCTCGGACTCGCTCCGGAGCAGGTGCTGCAGGCCACGGTTGGCAATCACCGCAGACTGAGTCTTCGAGAAGCCTGCCTCGCGCAGGAGCAACTCAAATTCGGGCATCGAAGGGAGGCCACCGTGGGCCAGCTTCGATTTAATGGTGTCGGTACGCGCTTCGTCGTTGGCCGGTACCGTAACGATGGAGATCTCGATCAGGTCCAGCTTGGTCAAGGTGCGAATGCGCGTCTTCTCGTCGAAGCTCGACTCGCGGACGTAGTAGCCAATCGACAGACCGGTGATCGAACGGGTCTGCATGCCGCGGTAGGCGATGCGCGCATACGGAGCGTCCTGCAGCCAGAGCTCACCGGCGCCAAACAGCCCCCGCTCGTCTTCCTTCAAGCTGCTGATGTCCCAACTGCCGATAGGCTCACCAGTGCGGTGCTGCCAGAGCACTGGGAAGGTCCGCGACTTAGCCTTGGCGTCCTGGATCGATTCGAGGAAGGCGCCAGGCGCAACCACTTCGTTGTAGCTGTCGACCACCCCGAACACCGAGCCGTAGCCAGAAAAAAGGCCGTCGTCGCCGACAGCCTTCACGTCATAGTCGAAAGAGCGGTACTTGACCGCCGCCAGTCGATCCTTGTGCCTCATGGGGTATTACCTCTTGGCTGGTCGTTGAGCCAGTCGAGCAACGCTGCCTTGGCCTGATTGGCGCCGCCGGGGTCTTCGCCCAGCTTGTCGATCGGCAGCATGTTGGATTGCACGGTGAGCTTCGCGGCGTTACCGCCCTGCGGTGGCAGGTTTTCTTTGATCCGGCAGTCGTCTCGCGAGTAGATACCGTTCTGCGTCATGGAGCTGTAGAAGGCCGCCCGCGCCGCGCTGTCCATGCGCAGCAGCCCTTCCGGGTTGAACTTCACGTAGAAGCGGCGACGTTCGTCAGGGCGCAGCAGACGCCGGTTGGCGCACATCTCGATTCGTTTGATCCAGGGCAGCAGGGTGAACGAAAGGAAGCCGATCATCTGCTGCTCCATGCCGGTACCCCAGCTGGTGGAGTTCTGTGTGTGACCGACCATCCAGGGCGGCACGCGGAACCAGCGGCAAATCTCCTCGACGTTGAACGCCCTGGTCTGCAGCATCTGGGCATCCTCGGGCGTCATGGATACCTGCTGGTACTTCATGCCAGCCTCGAGAACCATCGTCTTGCCGTGGTTCGTTGCGCCGGAGAACTGCTTGATCATGTCCTCGCGGATGTCCTTCCGCTGTTCCGGCTTGAGGATCTGGTCCGTGGACAGGACGCCGCCCAGCTTCATGCCGTTGGCGAACATCTTGGCCGCCGACTCATCAGCCGCCATGGCCGAGCCCAGCACCTGTCGCCCGTATGCCAGAGGCGAAAGGCCGCAAAGCGGGTCAACGCCGAAGGCTCGCACGTGCACCATCTGATCCTCGGTCAACGTGTGAGGCTTGCCGAAGTTGTCGGTGTAGCGGTACTCAATGGAGCCGTCCGCCAGGCGCCGCGGGGGCGACATGTTCTGCGGCAGAAGGAACTCCAGACTCGTCAAGGTCCGGCCGCTCTGGTGGGGCTCGCAGAATGCGTTCCCCTGCAGCAGCAAGCTGGCCATGACGTTTTCCCAGAACTCCACGGGGGTTTGGTCGGCGTTGGGCTGCTGGCTGATGACAAAGTTGACCGGGTGAGAGCTGGCCACCACCGGCGCACCGTTCCTGTCCTCGTACAAGGCGATCGGCAGCGTGGCGATGGTCTCAGCGATCAAGCGCACGCAAGCCCACACAGTCGAGAGCTGGAGCGCCGTTTGCTGGCTGACCACCTTCCCCGATGCCGAGTCGGTGCCGTAGAAGGTGTTCCAGAAGGCGGAGTCGGTTAGGCCGATCTTGCGGCCCGCCCAGCCCGCCAGGCTCGATGCCACTCCCGGCTCGGCCGACTTCACCAGGGCCTGGCCGAGGATCTGAGTGAGTGATTTAGCCACCGATCAACCCCTTGCGAATGAAGCCCGCGGCGACCAGTAGCGAACCGGCAGCGGCCAGCAGCGCGTAACCCAGGCCGGCCAGCACGTATACGCCAGCAACGCCCAGCAGCAAGCCGCCGGCGGCAAGCACCAGAAAGATGATCAGGCCAGTTTTCATAGGTTGTCCCGTTAGCCAACCACGATCGGGCTGGCAAGAAAGTCATCGAAGTGGCCGGAGTCATCGATACCGAGCTTTATGGCCACGGCGCAGCCGGTGATCAGACTCACCATGCCGTCGATCTTGTTCTCCGGGCGCTCCTTGTTGGGGTAGATGTTGTCCTTCACGTCCAGCTTTGCCACCACGTTCGAGGCCATCCAGGTCAGTACCGGGCAATCGCCGTGGGCAAGCTTTCGCTGCAGCACCAGGGCTTCAACCTCTTTCATGGGCTCGCTCAGGTTCTGCACCGTCTGGCGGAGCTCAACCATCGGCAGTCCCTCGGCGTCCATTTCCTGAGCCAACTGCGTGGCCTGCCACGGGTCGTAGGCGTAGGCCCGGATGTCGAAGCGCCCGGCAAACTCACGCATGTCCTCTTTGATGACTTCGAATTCGGTGACCTCCCCGTCAGTCAGGGTCAGGAGACCCAGCGCATCGAACTCGCGGTACCGCGCGGTGTTGCTGTCCAGCTCCTCGAGCACGCGCGCTTCTGGCAGGTAGTACCTGGCGTGGATATGCCAGAACGGATCGTCGCCATGCGGCGGGAAGATCAGCAGGTTGGCGGCGATATCGATCTTGCTCGCCAAGTCGAGACTTCCGTAGCACGGTCGACCCTCCAGCTCCGCAAGGCTCTTCCTGGCCGGAGCCTCTTTCCAGCGCAGCATGTTGAGCCAGGCATTCTTGGCGCCGACCCACTCGTTCAGGTGCTTTGTACGGAAGGTGGCCTGCTTGGTCGCCGACTGCATCGCATCACGCTGCCGGGCAAGCAGGAAGTCCTCCGCGACGGATATCCCAAAGTTTGGATTCGCCTTGCGCAGCGCGATTTCGCTGGTCCAGTCGTCGCCCTGGTCGATGGTGTAGAGGGCCGGCCATAGGTCCGGCCGGTCGATCACGCCTTCCAGCATTCGCTCGGAATCGCGGATCAGCTGGTGGCAGGGGCCGCCGATGCTGGAGCCAGCCGTGGTGATGACCAGCATGATGGGCTGCTCGCGGGCGCCCATCCCGGTCTCCATCGTGTCGAACAGCGTGGAGTCTTGGTGTTCGTGATATTCGTCGACCACCGAACACGACGGCGATGACCCGTCCCCGGGCTTGCCGATGACAGGCTCGAATCGCGATCCATCGGCCAGAACTACCATGTTGGATGCGTTCACGTCGACGCCGTAGTGCTCCCGGAGGTCGTCGGTTCGTTCGACCATCAGCTTGGCCGGCCTGAACACCTCCCAGGCCTGCTTCTCCGTGGTCGCGCCAGAGTAGACCTCGGCGCCGAACTCTCCGTCGGCAACGAACATGTAGAGGCCAACGCCACCGCCGATGATCGATTTGCCATTCTTCCTGGGTACGAACACCAGGATCGTCCGGTAACGCCGGGTGCCATCCTTCTTGCGAACCCAGCCGAACGGCACGCAAACCGAGAAAAGTTGCCATGGCTCCAGCTTGATAAGCTGCTTCTTGCCGCCCCATTTACCCTTGGTGTGCGGTAGAAGCTGCAGGAACTTGGCGACTTTCTCCGCCTTGGCGGGATCGAATTTGTACGGGAAGTCCTTTCTTTTGGATGCCACCAGGTCGTCGAGGTGACGCTGGGCCAGCAACTTGATCCATTTGCAGACGAGGATCTTCCCGGCGACGACATCCTTGGCGTACTTCTCAGCCGCCTTCATCAGCGGGAATTTCGTCTTTGCCATCACAGCTCCGCGAATGCATTGCCTTTCGGCGCGTCCTTCTTACCGCCGCCAACCTTGGATCGGTCGGCCGGGGTCATGCCGAACTTGCCGAGCATGGCCTCCAGCCGCACCAGCTTGGCGGCAGGGAAATCGAGTGGGTCATTGCGGAACTGGGCCAGCAGGTTGGCGGCCAGCTCCAATGTCAGTCGGTCGGAGTTCGTCAGTACATCCCTTGGCGCGTACTTGGCGATCTCCTTCCAGGCGTGGAGCACTGCTCCATTGATGTGAGCCGGCGGGGCGGTCAGCTCGCCCACCGGTTCAGCATCCTCGCGGCGCCGCTGGGGGTCTTTCTTGAACGCACCCGTCAGCTCAAGCACATTCGTCGGCTTGCGCGGTCGGGCCATTTTGGAAACCTGAATTTTGCGGAAATGGAAAAAAAGCTGGGGGCGCGGTGTCCGAGCGAAAAGGCCTGAACTTTCACTATGCCCCTCCCCTCTGACGAGATTCGTTATCATTTGAGCTGTGATTTGATCATTTTCCGATCAAATCGGGATGCAGCTCCAGGCCTTGCCATTCACCAGCACGGGGATGTACTCCCGACAGACACCAAACTCCTCTGCCAGGGCCTTGGGTGACTCACCACGCGCCCGGCGGCGCCTGATCTCGATGACCTGCGCCTCTGTCAGTCTTCGATGTCGGGCTCGCATGCCAGGCCCTAGAGTTCCATGGCGAATAGCGTCTTGGGCATTGTCCTCTCGCGTACCCCAGACCAGGTTCCCAGGGCGGTTATCAGTGCTGATGCCATTGAGGTGCCTGGCCTGCTGCTCGTCATCTTGTGGCAAGCCGCCATACGCCATAAGAACAAGCCGATGCACTTCGAAGCGGTGACGCTCCCTCTTGCCGTTGACTCGCACGGTCAATGTGACGCGGTGATATCCACGGTTGACCTGGCTCTTAAGAACCCTGACCAATCCAGAGCGGACGGACGCAACTTCCCCATCCTCAGTCGCGTAGTAGCCGCTGAGGTTGGGTATAGGTCGCATGGTCTATCTATCGATGTTGTCGGGATTCTTTCTGCGTCTTCGCCTTGTGGCAGTCGCGGTTGATCGCCCGAAGGTTGTCGTCATCGTCCGTGCCGCCATGGGCCAGGGCCACGATGTGGTCAACCTCATGCGCTTCGCGGATGCGACCGAGTGTTACGCAGTCCTCGCAACGGCAGAGGTAATGGTCGCGCTTCAAGATCCGTTCACGGATGCGGCGCCACGGCCGGCCACCGCGTCCTGACCCCTTGCGGGTTGCCCAGGCCTTGGCCTGTTCGGCAGCCAGGTCGGCATGACCATCGCAGTAGCCATTGGCATTGCGGTGCAGAGCACGACAGCCCTGGGCTCTGCATGGGCGCTGCGGCCTCAGCGGCATGGCGTGCCATCCAGGTAGGCCTGCGGCTCGGCATCTGGATCAACATCGTCACCGTCAGCCAGCGCTTCGATCAGTGCCAGGTTCTGCGTTGCGATCTGCTCCAGTAGTGCGGTCTGTTTGCGCTGTTCGGCCAGTAGGTCGCTGACGCTCGGTTGCAGCTGGGCGATGATGCCCGCCTCAAGCACGACAAGCTCACAGTTCAGTCGATCCGCAGTGCCCTCCAGATGCTGAGTCAGTCGCTCGCGCACCTCCGTCTTGATCGGGAACGGAACGCTGACCACCAACAGGTCGCCCTTCTTCGGGCTCAGCTGCTCGATTTGTTGCGAATAGGTTTGCTGCTCGCTCATACGCCACCTTTGTTCACTTGTTGATCCACTCGCGCCGAGCGGCGCATCCACTACAGGCCATTGCTCACCTCCTGTACCAGGTCAGCTGGTAGCACCGCGCATCGGCGGGTATCTCGGCGATGGGCCAGCGCAAGCAGCCCATGTACTTTCGCTCTGGCCGGGTGCGGCTCACACGCAGCGTCTGCACCAAATAGGCAGATCCGACAGCAGTGGTTATGAAATCACTGACTGCAATGCCGTCGGCACCGTCGACATACAGCCTGCATGGTGTATAGGGTTGCTTGGCCATGTTCGATAAGCTCTCTCGCGCAATGAAATCGGCGCATCCGCGGGGTCGTCGGAACGACATTCCGCCCGGATGGTCGTAGCGGAAAGATCTGGAGAAACCGTGATGAAAGAAATCGAAGAGCTTATAGACAGGTGCGTTTTGCTAACCGAGAAGCTTGAAGGCCTACTGGAGGAGCATCCCGTGGCGTCCGGATCAGTTGTTTATCAAACTGCCGTTCGTGTCCTCACCATGCAGGTTAATCAGCTTCAGCAAGATGTAATTACCAAAGCAGCGCGCGGAGTCATCCACGAAAGGGATCAGCTTCAACCGGTCCCCGGTCGAGTGCTTCACTAATCTGGCTGAACGCATGACCAGCGTGATCGCGCCACAAAACGGCGCATGTCTATTTTGTGGCGCGGATTAATCGACCTTGCGGCTCGGCAGCTTGAAGTCGGTGACGCGATCAGCAATGGCGCGGACCTTCTCGACACCAAGGAAGCCAACCCAGCCACCCACAAACGTCGACATGCTCTGCGGCAGGCCGAAGAACTCCAGGCCGCTGATGATCGTCAGGGTCAGGCCGCCGCATATGGCGCCCTCCACCAGCATCTGCCGGCGAGTGCCGCCACCGTAAGTGATGCGCAGCACAGCCATGGCGCAGGAGAGCCCGGCCGCATACAACAGGGGCGAATGCTGGCTCAACCACGCAAGGGCAACCGCCCAGGTGTCTGGTTTGTCTGGCATGTTGGACATCCGGGTTCCTCCCTTGCGGGGAGCAGAAAAAGAAAAGGCCCGCCGTTGTGGCGAGCCCAGGAGTGGGTGCGGAAGGCTGGGGCGACCAACCACCCAGCGAGAACAGTAGAGGAGCCTTATGCCCAGCGAGGTGGCTGCGCCTGGGCCGAGGTCGGTCGGGCCATTGCTTGCTCCGTAAATGAAAATTCGTGCACCGACGTAAAACCGGCCGGATGCTTGCCCCCGGAATCCCTAGGGGTTAAAAGGAATGTTGGCCGATCTGGCTTCGCTAGAAGGAACTAGTAAATGCCCGTCAGTAACATCTATGTGGTCGCTTATCACCTCCATGGAGAAGCTCGCGAATTCATCGTCCGCGCCGAGAGGATGGATAACGATGAGGCCTGGCACTGGGCTGCCTGCGAAGCCGGCGTTGGAGTCATCCCTAAGTTCACTGCTTCGGATATCAGAAAAGTCTCTCGGCCTGCTGCTGAGCGCTTCGGCATAACTGACGTCCAATGGCGGAGGTCCGGCAACCTATGAAATACCGCATCGACTACAACCTCAAAGGCCATACCAGATTCTGGATATGCGATTGGTCTAGCACGCCGAACGAAGACAATGTGCTGACCGCTCTCCTCCGTCTGCATGCCCCCGCTGCCCCCTTGCCTGAGGCGCGCGCGCCGTGCCGCTTATCACATGATGATCTCCGCATTGCGGTCGCAGATTTGGGTATCTCGGATGTACGCTTTGAGGGGGATGATTAGCTATGCCGGGGCACCCAGGCCGAAGCTGGCAAGTACGCCGGTCACTGCGAGGGCGCCGGTACTTGGCTCGGCCATAGGTGGTGCTCCAGAAACAAAATGACCCGTCGAACTGGCGAGCCCTTGGATACGTGAAAAGATGGCCCCGTGCTATCGTCGAGTTTCCACACAAGACGTTTCACGGAGCGAAAAACGATGAAGGTAACCCTCAAGTGCGCCAAGTGCGGCAGTGACAAGTTCGAGGTTCCGGCTAGGCCGAACGACAACTCGAAGGTCACCTGCGGCAAATGCGGTGCTGTCGAGACTTACGGGAAGCTCATGAAGGCTGTGGGCGACAAGGTCACGAAGGACCTGCAGCGGCAGCTCGGGAAAATGTTCAAGTGACCTGAGCGTTTCAGCCAGAGGGCGCAGGAAGTCAGCGGCGCCCTCAACCTCAACGTCGAGCTGTAGCTTTTCCATGCATCCTCCAGATACGAAAAAGCCCCAGCTGGTGCGAGGCTTGGAATGGGTGCGGAGGGCCGGCGCTTCCCGGCTTGTTGGTCTGGATCGCTGGGTCACGTACCCCAGACTCTCATCGCGTAGTCGATCAGGGAGCGCACGGCTTTGATCCACGCCTCTACCGACTTAGCCCAGCTGCCTGGGCGCGTCATCCGCATAAACGAAAAACCCCGACACAATGGCCGGGGTTTGTCTGTGTCGCGTTGTTGCAAGCTGGACACGCTGCTATGAAAACAGGTGTTTATCCGCCCGCATAGAACTTTTTACGCTGCCTCTCGAATTTCTTCGAGGGCGCAATCGATCCATGCCACTCCGGCTTTGATGATCTCCCGGGCCTTGCGCTCAGACATGCCCGCCTCCCGGCCGACCCTCATTGCCGGGTGCTTGTAGCCGTAGTAGGCCCACACGAAATCACCCATCTGCTGGTTACGCTTCACCAGCCTGGCCACGGCGCGGTCCACCACCAAGGCCAGATCGTCTGTGATCACATGCTGTCGTGCGCCGCCCACGGATGGGACGTTGTCCCGCATGAGGGCGTAGAGCGGTGAAACGTACCGGGGAACTCCCATCTCGCACATACGCCAGAACCCCCACTGCTCAAGCATGTACTCGGTATCGCCCAGCGCTTTGTCCACGTAGGTTCGTTTCTTCATGCAGCCCTCCGGGGCGTTGGGTCGGTATCCAGGCCGAACAGCTCGCACAGGAGCTTGTAGGCGTGTTTGTTCTTGGCGCCGCCCTGGATGATCCAGGCCTTGGCGAATTGCTCGAAGCCCTGAGCGGCCCGGGAGCCATGCCAGTCGGCCACGATGTCCATCAGGGCAGCCGCGGCGATCCGGCCATTGGTTTGATCGAGCAGCATACGATTGCCCTTCTTCAGGAACTCCCGCTCGACTGGGGTCAAGCTCTTGCGCGGCAGAGCCGCTGCGACGTTATTCATGGCCACCTCCTGGCTCTGAATCTTGATTGCGCATCCTCCCTTGGGATGGATGCTGTAGGGTGCTGCAACCCGCGCTGTTATTGGCGTCAACGGTTACAGTCCCGGTTTTCTGTCCCGGCAATGTCTCGGTGTGAATGGCGGCGAATCCCTGCCCGTCGAGGTGCTTGTGCCAGGCCTCCAGCGCCTGACGTTTCAGCCCTTCGGCCGTGGTGTGGATGTAGGTGGCGTCGAGATCCTTCATGGCGTGGTTCAGCAGCAGCTCGCCCACCATGTAGTCCACGCCGAGGTCGGTCCACGCGGTGCGGGCCACCTTGCGCAGGTCGTGGCTCGACCACTCACCCTTGGCCAGATCGGTGAACAAGGTGTTGGCCTTGCTCGGGCTCAACGGAGCACCGTGGCTGCCCGGAAACAGCAGCGGGCCGGTGTAGCCCTGGGCGGCCTGCAGGCGCTGGTACCGGCGCAGCAGTGCGCAGGCCTGGGTGGTCAGCGGTAGCGTGTGCTCAGCCTTGGTCTTCGTGTCACCCGCCGGAATGAACCAGCGCCCCGCTTCAAGATTGACGTTGCGCCAGCGCGCCAGCCGGGTCTCTCCCAGCCGCGAACCGTGGCACAGCATCATCAGGGCCAGCATGCAGCCCGCTGGCTCCGCCTCGAAGCGCTGGGCAACCACCACCAGCAGGCCCGGCACATCATCCCCACGCAGTCGCGCCGGTCGCGGCCTGATCCGGGTCCGCACGAAGTCGGTGAACTTCAGCGAGGCCATGGGGTTGGCGGGCAGCATGTCCAGACGTAGGGCCTGGCGGAACGCGACCGAAAGCACGCCGTAGACCGAACGCACGAAGGACAGGGCATAGCGCTCCTGCAGCGGCCACATCAGGCGCTGGTCGATCGCCTGCTTGTTGGTCTCGGCCAACAGCAGATCACCCAGGCGCGGCACCAGGTGGCGGTCCAGCGCCGACTTGGCACTGGCCTTGCGCTTGGCGGACAGCCCTCGATCACGGTTCATCCGGTCGCGGTACCACGCCAGCACATCGCCCACCGTGGCCCAGCTGGTGGTGGTGGACTTGGCGTCGGCATCGGCGGCACGGCGGGCCAGGATCGCTGGCAGCGTGGCCAGCATGGTCTTGGTGTTGATCCCCGGGTAATCACCCGCCTTGCCCCAGCGCCCGCGCACCACGACGTGCCAGGCGCCACGAGAGCGGTCCACGGTCGAGAACCTGAAACGCAGCTCTCGGTGGCGGGTATCGCGCAGCTGGAAGACTTCGCCGGCGGCGTGCCGGCGGATCTCCGCGTCACTGAGGGTGACGGTGAGGGTCTTGGCGTCGTTCATGCCTCCCTCCTTGGCCACAGGTTCAGGCCTTTCATATCGCCAGCGTCGTAGCAAGCACGGGCCTTGGCGTGGCGGTTGTTCCAGCTCTCCACGGCAATCCGCATTACATCCACCACCTGCAGGTCGTACAGGTGCTCGAACGTGCCGAGGGTCAGCGTGTCGATGTTCGGCCCCTGAGCGCCGCAGTCGTGGCACCAGACGTGCCCCGAGACCATTGGGAACTCGTCAGCGGGGTCGAAGGTGTGGCCCTCAGAAATTTCGGTACCGGCTTCATCCTTGGCCGTGATGCAGGGCGGCCCTTCGCAGAATGGGCAGGGCGCCATCTTGATTGGCTCGGTCACAGGTCAGCCCCCTTGTAGCGCTGGGCATAGGTGCCACGTCCCATCTCCACCTCCTCATCGCTTGGCGGGCGGCCTTGGAACGGCGCAAAGCGCACGTATTCGCCCATGGCCTGCACCAGGCAGGTGCCCGGCTTTCCGTGGCGGCATTTGCCCACGATCAGCTCGGTGACGCCGTTCTGGCCCTCTTCGCTGTCCGGGTCGCGGTGCACCAGGATCACGGCGTCGGCGTCTTGCTCAATCTGCCCCGAGTCACGCAGGTCGCTCGGACGCGGGCGCTTATCGGGTCGATTGGCTGGGCCGCGGTTCAGCTGCGCCAGCACGATCACCGGCACGCCGAGCTCCTTTGCCAGGTTCTTCAGTGCCGTACTGATCCTGCCGACCTCCAGCGCGCGGTTCTGCCCCCCTTCGGAGGCGATCAGGGTCAGGTAGTCCACCACCAGCACATCCAAGCCCTCGCGCTTCTGGCACTGCCTGGCAATCGACCGGATACGCGCCATGGTCATTCCCGCCTGGTCGTTGACGAACAGCCTGGCCTTGCCCAACAGGCCAACTGCGCTGGTGATCCTCGGCCAGTCGTCATCCTTCAGCGTCGTGCCGACATCAAGGCGCGAGAGGCTGACACCGCCCAATGAGGCAATGCCCCGGGCGGTCAATTCTTCCTTGGTCATTTCCATCGAAAACACCAGCCCAGAATGGCCGTGGCGGGTGGTGACGTGCTGGGCGATCTGCAGGCCGAGAATGGTTTTCCCCGAACCAGGCAGCCCGGCGACCACGATCATGTGCCCTGGCCGCAGGCCGCAGAGGATTGCATCCAGATCGTCCAAGCCAGTCGTCAACCCGCGGGAGGCAGCGCCGTTGAACCGCGCGTCGATCCCGTCAATCACCGCCGGTAGCACCTCGCTGATGCGGTAATACTCCGGTTCGCCACTGTCGAGGTTGCGGAGGTCGGCGGTGGCCTGCTGGGCCAACGCAATGATTTCCTCGACGGGCTTGTCGTCGTGGGCGCTGCCACGGATGACCTCGGCCACCTCCACCACCCGCCGCAGCGTCGAGCGCTCAAGCACGGTGTTGAGGTACGACTTCCAGTTCGCCGTGCTGGGCGTGTTCTTGGCGATCGTACCGGCGTAGAAGATCGTTCCTTCGCCGCTCGGCAGCGTCGGGTAGCGCGTGCCTACGGTCACAGCGTCGACGGCATGGCCGGCGTCATGCGTGTTGCGGATCGCCTGGTACAGGGCGGCGTTTTCCAGATCGCTGAAGTCTTCGGTGGTCAACTTGCTAGTGATCTCGTCGAAGAGATTGGCGTCGAGCAGCAGCGCGCCCAACAGCGCGTGCTCGGCCTCGATGCTGAAGAGCTCCCTCATGCCGCAGCCCTCTTCGATTCCCAGGTGAACCCGACTTGCTGCCCGCCGTTCTGACGCAAGCGGTCAAGGGCGCGATCGCCGATGTAGGACTTGAGGCCGTCAGCGCTCAAGTTGCTGATCACCACAGTCGGCAGCACGGCCTGATACCGGCGGTCGATGATGCTGTGCAGCAGGCCCAGCTCGTACTCGCTGCCCTTCTGTGCACCGATCTCATCAATCACCAGCAGATCCAGGCCGCCAAGATGGACTGCCACTTCACGATCGGTGTACCCCGATCCGGGCGCCATCGATGCGCGGGCAATGCTCACAATGTCCCCGGCCGGAATGATCAGCGCACGGCATTGATCGGCCACCACCGTGCGGACGATAGCGCTGGCCAAGTGAGTCTTACCGCAGCCGACGTTGCCGGTCAGTAGCAGGGAGCGGCCAGCCCGGAAGTTGGCCGGGAACTGCTCGGCATAGGCCTGGCACTTGACCAGAGCCCGGTGCTGCGGCTCCGTCTCGGCGCGGTAGCTGTCGAAGGTGGCGCCAGCGAAGCGCGGGGTGACCCCTGCAGCGATCAGCGCTTCACTGGCTTTCTCGGCCTTGTGCTGGGCATTGGCCAGGGCGCGCTCTGCCGAGTCGCGGGGGGTGGTATGCAGGGCCTCCCAGGCGCAGCGCTTGCAGCCACGCGCCAGCATCGAGCCGTCCAGCTGCTCGACTTCGCTCATATCGACGCGGCCATGCACCGGGCACTCGCCCGAGAAGATGCGCTTGGCCGGGGTACGGTGGAACAGATCAGAAATTTGGGCGGCCATCGTGGCTCTCCTGGTACATGTCATCGGTGTGCTGAGGGAGGTTGTTGAATGCGCCAGGCCGGCCTGGCCGTGCGCCAGCGTTTGCCGTCGCCTCTGGGTAAACATCGGTCCAGCAGCTGACGGTGGACTTGTCGAGGACCGCATCTGCGTTCTGGTGCCCTTCCAGCTTCTTGGCAATCAGGTCACAAGCGCGCTTGGTCAGCGGTGCACGCTTTGCCTTGCGCATCTCGCAGAAATCGGCCCAAGCGCGATCAGAGCAGTTCTCCGGCTTGGCCATCAGAGGGTCAAAGGATTCCTTTGCCTTCCGCGTCCCTTTGCCATCCCCAGAGGCGCCTGAGCCTTCTTTACGGTTATGGGTGGTTAATTGGTGGTTAATTGATGGTTCGGGTGCATGCTGTGCACCACGTTCTGTCGTGGCGTGCACCCCGTTATGTTCTGGCGTGCACCCCGGTCTGTCCTGGCGTGCACCGGGTGCATGCTGTGCACCCCGCTCCATGGCGATGTCGTAGCACACCGGAATGCGATCGCGCTGGGTGATGTAGGCAGCGGGAATAGCTTGGTTGCCCCGGCGGATCGCTCCCTTCTGCTCCAGGTCTCGAAGCCGATACTGGACAGTGCGAGGGCTCAGGCCGGTATCGACTGCAAGACGAGCCACCGAAGGGAACGCGGCGCGCCCATCCTGATCGGCATAGTTGGCCAGGCACAGCAGGACGTGCCGGGCATGCGGTTCGCCAACCTCCTGCTGTTCTAGGGCCCAGGTCATTGCTTGAACGCTCATCGGTTCAAATCTCCAACTCAGCGGTCACCCGCCGGACAAACTGGTGGTAGCTCTCGGCCATCTGGAACCCCTGAAGCTCCAGCGCCTCGCGATAAGCCTTCGCGCTTCCGTACAGCACCCAACGCTCGCGCTCTGGTAGGTCCCGGAACGCGGCGTAGCTTGGCCAAGGGCCGGTGATGATCGACGCGCCAGCGCGCTGCGGGAGCACCTGGGCATGGTTTGGGGTCGTGGTCATTGGAGGGTCTCCGATGAGGGACCGGTGATGGTCGGAAGAGAAGCACTCACATCCTGCGCAGCACTGCCAGCAAGCCGGGAAATCAGTTGGCTGTATGCGTTCAAGGCGTCAACCGAGTGGGCTCTCGCCAGGTCCAGCTCAACCAGCTGAGGGCAATTTCCGTTGATGAGCTCACCGACACGCCTGATGTAGTTGAATCCAGCCTGCGCCAGCTCCAGGTCCGCCAGGCCGGCAAAAGCAGACGCGGCCAACGGCTTGAGCTCAGGCGGGCGGATAGGGATTGGTAGCGAACTGATCACCTCTCCCGCCAACAGCGCCTGGCGCTGCTTCTCCAGGTGATCAGCAGAAACAGTCTGCACGGCATAGCCAGTTCGCCTACGGAAGAGCACCGCCAGCGCCATGCATGCCTCAATGAGGCTGACGTGCGTTTCGTCGCGCTCATGGATCTTGGCGCCCTCCTCCACCACCTCGATGGCGTTGGCGACGGTCTCGAAGCACGTCATCAGCAGGGCAGCATCGGCGAACTTCTCGAAGAAGGCTTCGTCGATCACATCAGCTGCGGGGGCTGCGGGGAAATTGATAACGCTGCTCATGCAGCACCTCCCACATCCTTTGCATCATGGAAGGCAGCCGCGTTTCGGTGAGGCCACATAAAGTTTCGCGTGTCGAAAACGACGCGCTCGAACAGGCGCTCAAGTTCGCCGGCTACAGGATTGTCGAATCCGCCGAGCGAGGGCACGACATGCGCCCAGTACAAGGCTTTGATCAACTTGAATGATTCGCGCGCTTCGTTGAAACGCGCGATATCCGCTGCGGTGAGGGTCACGTCGTGGACGATCTCACCATGCAAGCCATCTGGCTGCCACACCGGGACAATCTGGTTCATTGGGGGATCTCCAAGTCCGTAGCCATCCGACAAAACTCACGGTGAGCCGCCCAGGCGATTACTCGCATGGAACGGATGATGCCGTCCTCGCCGCGTTCGCCGATCATTGCTGGGTGTTCGCCTGGGTCGCTGTCCTTGAAGCCGCCGTTGTGCTCAAGCACCTCGGCGAGGATCGCCAGCAGCTCAAGCCCCTCCTCTACGCGCTTGGCGGGGGAAGAAAACTTGGTCATGGGATGGCTCATTCCGACACCCCCGCGCCACGAACCGGAGATACAAGGTTTTGTGGCGCGAAGTCTTCGGCCTGCTCGACAGATCCAACCCCGGAGTCGATCAGCGCTCTCGCTTGGCCAACCAATGCGCGGATCGCAAAAGCCAAGTTACAGCTTGCATTGACCTGGACGAGCTGGCCGAGCAGGTCTTCTGCTGCGCTCAGATTGGCACTTGCAAAGTTGAACGCCTCAGAGCAGCTGATCCCAGGCACCGTCGAGAAGAAGAACTCATCGCCGTTCTGGTTGAATTTTGTCGCCATGGTCACGAGCAAGCCCGCTTGCGTTGGCGGTGCCTCGGTGGTATTTTTCGGGTGCATCTCGTCCTCCTACAGAACGAAGATTCAAAAAGTCCCTGCCAGGGGACTGGTTAAGAAGCCCGGCCTGCGAAGCCGGGTTTTCTGCTTTCTGGGCTAAGCCAAATGCAGAAACTGGTGGGGCCGCTCGGTTAAGGCGGCTTTCCGGTGTCTGTGCTAGTCATTGAAATTTCCCCCTGCCCTCCAAGCTCTCACAGAAAAAGTCGGAATCAAGGCCTGGCGACTGATCTGGCTTGAAATCAATTTTGCCCTGCCTTTCCGCGCTATGAATTTCTTGCCCATGACAGCTTTCCCTGAGGTATCGATATGGCATGGGGGCATTCATTGGGAGGCCTGCACGGCACTGGATGAATTAACAGCAGATTCGTTGGTCTGCGCTTGATGGCTTTTGGCTGGTACCTTTTGATCCAAGGTCGGGAGCGATTCCGCCAGCGAGGGACGAATGCTTGAAGCGGCGAAACGCCCATGAGTTTTGGCCTGAATGATCAAAGCCATATCAGCAGAACAGCCATGGACGCCGCGCACCCAGCCGCTGACTGTGCCTTGCGTCACGCCGAGCGCTTTCGCTGTTGCCACCTGGCCGCCAAAAAACTTGACCAAGTCATTGAAGATTTCATTCATGGGCTTAACGCCGAATAGAGGTATGCCTTTACTGTATTTTAGAGGCATACCTTTTTGCAAGGAAAAAGGCTAACCATTAGATTGGTGCGTTATGGAACTCAAAGATCGACTCAAACACGCCCGACGCCTGAAAGGGATTACCCAGACCGAGCTGGCCGAAAGGGCTGGCATCGCGCAAGCCTCGATCTCGGAAATCGAGAGAGGGCTCTCCCGATCCAGTAGCCACCTGGTGAAGATCGCCCAGATCTGCGGGGTTGATGCGCTATGGTTGGCGGAGGGAGTGGGTAGCATCCCCGCCCCAACCGAGCCTGGCTACGCTCTCGTCGGTGAGGAGATACAGAAGCTCTCGGCTGCTGACATGGTCAGGCAGATGCTGGAAAAAACGGGCTCGGGCCTGTCGGAAGAGGCGCGCAATCGTCTACTCCAAGCTGCCGAAGAGACCGATTCACACCCTGACGACGGCTCTGCAAAGGTGGGCGCTACTCGTGGCTCCGCTGGCGATATGATCCGAATTGCACACTATGACGTGCGAGGAGCAATGGGTGGAGGCCAAGTAACGCACGACTACCCGGAGATGCTTAGAGACGTTCGCGTCAGCTTGAGCCACCTACGGGAACTGGGGCTTGACTTCAAAGAGCCACATCACCTGAAGCTCGTCACTGGCTGGGGTCAATCAATGGCTCCAACCATCAAGGATCGCGATCCATTGATTGTCGACGTGACTGTTCGCGACTTCATCGGCGATGGAGTGTATTTCATCTCTTGGGGTGGGCATGAGTACATCAAGCGCCTCCAGGTCGCGGACGATGAGCATTACGAGATGATCTCCGACAACCCTAAACACAAGGATCGGATGATCCGTAAAGAGGAAACCTACATCCAGGCAAAAGTCCTATACGTCTGGAATGGCAACCTTCTGTAGCGCGCCGAGCAATGGCGCAGCGCGCAATTTCCGCCCTTAAAACGGGGCGGCGACCTCCTCTTCGGCTTCTGCCCCCTCCATCGCCAAGGTGGAGGTCTGCTCTTCATCGGCCTCCCACTGAAGCGTCACGCTTCCATCATCGCTGAAGGTCATTTCTATTCCTGGGGTTTCAGCAATCATGCTCATGACCTCCTCCCAATTCTGATCGCTATCAGTATCAAGCTGGTGAATTGTCACCCACCTCTGGGTCTGAGCTATTGGATGGTTGATCATCGAAGAAACCCTCAAGACCAAGCGTTCCATGCCTGTCATCTCCGTGCGCTGCTCTGCCACTTGTTTTTTTTGCTTGGCCACAACCTTCTCCTGATTACTGTATATCCATACAGCAAAAGGGTACTCAACCGGTACTATCGGAGGGAAGTGCTGCGAAAAAATAAAGGTATACCTGTTGACAGTAGAATATAGGGAAACCATTATTTGCCCCATCAACTTACTCGCACGGAGCGAAGCACATGAACGCACTGACTTTCGGTAACTGGACTGGCAGCCTTGGGCTGGGACTGGCGGAGCGTGAGCTCCAGTGCGTAATGGCTGTGGCATGCGGACTGACCAGCAAAGAAGCCGCTCGTGAGCTAGGTGTAGCCAAGGACACCATCGACAAGCGCTTGCTTGCAGCCAGCACCAAGCTCGGTGTGATCAAGCGCGCACAACTCGTGGCAGAAGCAATGCGAAGGGGCCTGATATCTCCGATGGTGATGACTATCTGCGCGGTGTTGGTTGGACATTCCGTATCCAGTACTGACGAATTCACCCGCGTGCGCCGTCAAGGCGAACGAAAAATTGAAACCCGCATAACAACCCGGCGCGCTGAGTGCGCCTTGGCGGTGGCGTGACGCTACCCGCCTGACCTGATCCAACCCTGACTTTTGCGAAAGCCAACAAACGCGGCAGGCCACCGGCTTGCCTGATGAAAGCTCCACCAACCCAAGAGGAAAGACCCATGTTCGGTATTGGAAAGAAACTGTTCGGCGCCAAGCGCGCAGTCAAGAAGCTGGAAAACCGTGACCTGATGCAAGCCATCGTCGGTGGCTGCCTGCTGGTGGCGGCGGCTGACGGCGAGATCAGCAAGAACGAAGCGGCTCAGATCGACATTCAGATCCGGGCGAACAAGAACCTGGAGCATTTCGGTCAAGAGATCACCGCCACCGTGAACCTCTTCACCGAGCAACTGCAGGCCGGATTCCGCCTGGGGCGCATGAACATCATGCGCGAGATCGCGGACATCAAGAACAATCCTCTCGATGCGGAGGAGGTGTTCGTGAACATGATCACAGTTGCCGAGGGCGACGGAAGCATCAGTCCCGAAGAACTCAAGGTCCTGGCCGAGGTTGGTGTGCAGCTGGGCTTGCGCCCCAAAGACTTCGGTATCGAGGCTTGAAGCGCAAGCACATAGGCCTGGGCGCGGTTGTAGGGCTTGCCCTGTGCGCGCTCGCAATCGCCGCCGTCGTGAACTGGGGGTCGTACCAATGGTACGGCTACCAGACCGAGCGGCACACCAAGTTCGCGCCCTACGTCGGCTGCATGGTGAAAACCACTGGCGGCTGGGTACCACGCAACGAGCTGCGCACAACGCAGTGAATTGAAGGGGGGCGGCAATCGCCGCCCTCCCCTACAAGGAGTTTGACCATGTTGATCCTCACCCGTCGCGTAGGCGAAGCCATCAAGATCGCCGACGACATCACCGTAGTTGTGCTGGGCGTCAAAGGGAGCCAAGTTCGCCTTGGCATCGAAGCTCCGCAAGGTGTAGCCGTAGACCGCAAGGAAATTGCCGAGCGCAAAGCAGCAGGTCTGCCCAAGCCACAGGCGCCAGCATCGAGTGACGCGCCGCCCAAGTCTGAAACGCTCTATGGCAATCGCACCGAGGCTGAGTGGCGCCAGCTCCTGCAGGATGAAGCCGAGGAAAAAGCCGCACTCAAATCGGAGAGCGGCCATGAAGCAGCCTGAACGCATCACGCTAGTGCTGAGGGCCTGCGAGGCCGCGCCACTATCGAACATCTTGCCTTTCACCAAGCTGGGCGATCTGGTCTCAGCTGGCCGAGGGCTGGCAGTAATCGCCGGCGCCAGCGAGGGAGACCTGCAGGTCAAGCTGGAAGAGCGTGAGACCCAGTTGCAGGAAGCCGACACACTGCTGCGTGAGGCGATCGCCTACATCAACGACGACCTGGTCAACGTCGGGTATCGCGACATGCTCCTCGCCCGGATCGACAGGCTGCTTGATCGTGACCAGGCGCAGCAGGCGGAAAAGCCTCGGGAGCAGGAGCCATGAGCCAGGCCTGCCTGCTCTTACTGCTGTGGGATGCCCTGCAGCAGCGCGAAACAACCTTTGGGCAGGTCCTTGACCTGTCCGCTGCCTGCGGCCTGGATGGGCGGCGGGTTCTGGCCGACCACTTCCGGAGGCACTCATGAGCAAGCGGGATATCAGCCAGGCGGCGAAGGAAATACTCGAATCAATGGGGCTCAAGCGGGGTCGCGGGCGGGCCAACTCGGTCGTATCAAGGTCAGCCGCAAAGGTCTCTACGGCTCATGCTGTAGAGCCCACCCGCAAGCTCTCCTGCTCGGCGCTGCCTCCGGCCGGCCCCATCAACCGCTTCATGTACTTGGAAGCAAGGAACTGGGCGATTGACTTGGTCGACTCACTGCGTGGCTCACCGGTCGACGTGGTGGTTGAGCGATTGGCCGGCGCTACCGAAGGCCGGCCAGGCAGCTATGTAGCCGGCATCCAATCGGTGATCGGAGAGCTACAGGCCGGAGCAAGCCATGACTAGGCGAGGACCAGTCAAGCGCTGGACCGAGGCAGAGGATGCGCTTCTTCGCCAGCTCTATCACAACAAGACCAACAAGGAGCTTTGCCTGCTGCTGCCTGGGCGGACAAAGACAGCCATCACCTTGCGGGCAGCCCTATTTGGTCTGGTTAAGACCGATGCCCACAGATCGGAAACGCATCGACGAATCCTGCTTGCCAGGCTGGAGGCCAAAGGGGGTCAGATTGGCCAGGATCCAAGACCGGTTGGAGCCACCCACCGCAAAGGCCGGTACACGCTGATCAAGGTAGCGCAGCCCGACGTGTGGAAGCCGCTTCATATCTACACCTGGGAGGAAGCCAACGGCCCTGTACCAGAGGGGATGGTCGTGGCAGCCAAAGACGGCAACGTGCAGAACACGAACTTGGCCAACCTATGCCTGCGCACGCGTGCCGAACACCAGTTGCGCAACAACCATCACTACAAAGGCTTGCCGGAGGAGATCGTTGACATTCTCCACCTGCAAAACGAACTGAAAAAAGAGATCAAGAGGAAGACCAGGAATGAAAAATAAGCTCAGCGACCTTCGCGACCACCTGTTCGCCCAGCTCGAAGCGGTGCGGGAGGCCGATGACGACAACTTGGCCAAGGAGGTTCAGCGCGCCCAGTCGGTATCGGATATCAGCCGCGTACTGATTGAAAGCGCAAAGGTTGAGATCGACTACTTCCGACACATTGGCGGCGAACACTCGGCTAGCTCGTTCATTGAGTCGAAGCCTGCGCTGCCGCCAGCAAAACGAACCTGACGTGACAGGTCAGCGTGACAACCAAAATCTGACGCGTCAGGTCGGGAGGAAGGAAATGAGCGAAGAGACCGAGGTACTGACGGTTGAGGGCCTGGCCAAGCTACTGGGCCGCACCGAAGCGTCGATCAGAGAGGGAATTCGCCGTGGCGTGCCTTGGTTGCCCAAGAGTTTCAAGATGGGCAACCGGCACTGCTGGCTGAAAGAGGACGTGCGCAAGTTCCTACGCGAGTTTAGGGACGGGGAGCACCAGAAGCCAAAGCCTGGTCGCAAGCGGAAAGCTCCGCCGTCTCTACGTGTGGCCTAGCGGATCAGATCAATAGCCGTGACTAAATCGTCCAGCCAGTCAACATCCTCGATCGTCTGGTCAACGCTGATGTCATTGAACACCACATGTCGCGGCCTGGATTTCCTCATGATGTCTCCCTCATGAACAATCTGATTTCGCCTGTGAACTATGTGATTCAGCCGAGCCTTGAGTGCTGCCGTTGGTTCTCCAAGTTGCTCGGAAATCTTCTTCCAGCCACCGCTTATACCTGCCATGGACATCGCCACACTCAGCTGGTCGAATGACTGGAAAGTCTCCGATAGCAGCTTTTTCTGCATAGCATTCTTTACCTGCACCCAGGGGCGAATCTTGTTCCTGTTCTCTACTACCGAGTCAGCCAGAAGCGCCATGCTCGAAAAGGGAACAGCCAACTTAGCCAATGCCGGAGGGAGGTCTTTTCCCTTTCGAACGTCAGATAGCTTGTCGTAAACCAGCCAGTGCATATACGAATCGACCGCACTGACTGCCATGACCAGAACGGACCGACAGATATCATCCTTGACGTGATCCTGGCCTGGTTCGAAGGTTGAAAGCATGAGCAAGTTGCAGCGCGCGAAGCAGGCGCCAGAAGCATCGATGGGCTTGAAAGACAACTCAACGTTCCCTGTATGTTAACCGAGTTTCTCAGCGAGATCCTGCGGGCTGAGGTGTGTGTAGCGCTTTAGCATCGCCAGGGTCTTGTGGCCCGTGATACTCGCGACTTCCATCATGGTGAAGCCGCGCTCGAAGAAACGACTGGTCGCCTCATGGCGAAGGTCGTGAAGGCGTAGGCCTTCTATCCCAGCGGCCACGCAGGCCCTGGGGAAATAGTTGCTGATCGTGTTGAGGGCCAGGTTGAAGTACCGGCCGCCACCGATCGGCGTGGGCAGCCCTTCCAGCAGGGCGATCGCCCGGGAGGACAGCGGCACCGCGCGCCTCTCGCCGTTCTTGGTGTCTTCCAAGTAGGCCACTTTGCCGCGCACCTGGTCGCGGCGCAGCATCAGCAGCTCAGACCGTCGCATCGCGGTCTCCACCGCCAACTCAATGAACACCGGCAACTGGGCGTTCATCTGGCCGGCCGCCTTGTACAGCGCGGCGAGCTCCGCCGGCGTTGGGCGACGATCCCTCTCCTTGCTGCCCTTGGGCATCCGGATCGCCCGGCACGGGTTGGTCAGCCCTTCAATACCCCACTCCTTGGTGGCCACCGTATAAAGGTGGCTGATCACTGCCAGGTTGAGCCGGACTGTCGCGGTCGATTTACCTTCCTTGATCTCAGCATCGCGGTACGTGGCCATGTCGCTCGAGCGGATCGCAGCGAGGCCCTTGCTGGCCAGCTTGTGCTCTTTCCACTTCTTGATGCGAACCTGCTCCTGCTTGGCGCCCTTCTTGGTGGAAGTGACCTCCGACAGGTAGCGGTCCAAGGCCTCAGCGAGCGTGGTGCTCTCGGCCTCGCGCATGTCGACGAAACGCGCACGCGACATATCACCTTCGATCTCGGCGGCCCATCGCTGGGCTTCTGCCTTGGTGTCAAAGGTGGCTGAAAGGGTTGGATATCCTTTGCGGCGGATCTGGGCGCGCCAGGCGTCCCCGCGCTTCTCGTAGTAGGCCATGGGGGAAATGATAGCGAACGCTTGGGGGAAATACAC